GCACGTACCATCTTTGAAGCCGCTCTTCGCTCTAAGGTTTCTGAAATTCAAGAATCTCTTGAAGAGCAATATGCAGTTGCTCTTGCAGAAGAAGTTGAAGAAATTAAAACTGAACTTGCAGAGCGCGTAGACGCTTATCTTGAGTATGTTGCCGGCGAGTGGATGGAAGAAAATTCACTTGTCGTAGAGCAAGGTCTTAAAACTGAAATGACTGAATCATTCCTCCAAGGAATGAAGGGTCTTTTTGAAGAACATTATGTATCAATCCCTGAAGATAAATATGATGTGCTTGAGAGCATGGTAGAAAAACTTGATGAAATGGAGACAAAACTCAACGAGCAAATTGAGAAGAATGTTTCCCTTAACAAGCGTCTCGCAGAGTCGGTTGCTGATGGAATCTTTGAACAGGTCGCTGATGGTCTTGCAGACACTCAGAAAGACAAGCTCGCTTCACTTGCCGAAAGTGTTGAGTTTGAAAGTGAAGAAGAATATCGTGAAAAACTGGAGACTCTGAGAGAATCATATTTTCCCTCAAGAGCAGTTTCTCCAAAGGCAAGAACTGAATCTCTGTCAGAAGGTGTAGACAATGCACCTGAATCAATTTCGGGTCCAATGGCTGCATATCTGAAGACTCTTTCAGCATTCAGCAAATAATTGAATTTAATATAATTCAAACCCAAAAAACAAACACTTAGTAAAAGGTAAAAGCAAATGTTCCATTCCGAGCATCTGCAGGAAAAGTGGGCTCCTCTCTTAGACTATCAGGGTCTTGATCCAATCAAAGATTCTCATCGTAGAGCTGTAACCGCTGTCCTGCTCGAAAACCAAGAAAGATTTGTTAGAGAGCAATCTGCTTTCGACAATGGCTCCATGAGTATGCTCATGGAATCACCAACCAACAGTGGCAATGCCGCTGGCGCTAGCGGCGCTTTTGGTAGTGGTGGTAGCCAAAGCGTTGCTGGTTTTGATCCAGTTCTGATTTCACTCATTCGTCGTTCAATGCCTAACCTGGTCGCATATGACCTCGCTGGCGTTCAACCAATGAGCGGTCCTACTGGACTCATCTTCGCAATGCGTTCACGTTACACCAATCAAACTGGTACAGAAGCATTCTATAATGAAGTAGATACTGCTTTCTCTGGTACAGACTCAGGTTTCGATACCACTCTTACTGGCGCTCATTCGCAAGTAGGTTCTGGTATTGGTACTACCGCACAGTCTGGTAGCAACCCAGCTCTTCTGAACGCTGCTTCAGTTGCTGCTACCGATTATAACGTCGGTCAGGGTATGCCAACTGGCGATTCGGAAGCACTTGGCGATGCTGCAGGCAACCAGTTCAACCAGATGGCATTCTCGATTGAGAAAGTCACTGTTACTGCAAAGTCACGCGCTCTAAAGGCTGAGTACTCACTCGAGCTCGCTCAAGACCTTAAGGCAATCCACGGTCTGAATGCTGAAGCGGAATTAGCAAACATTCTCTCAACTGAGATTCTTGCTGAAATCAACCGCGAAGTTATTCGTACCATCTATAAGGTTGCTGAGCAAGGTGCTGTACAAAACGTTGCAACTCCTGGTATCTTCGACCTCGACGTTGACTCCAACGGTCGTTGGTCTGTTGAGAAGTTCAAGGGTCTCCTCTTCCAAATCGAGCGTGATGCTAACGCAATCGCACAAAGAACTCGTCGTGGAAAGGGCAACATCATCCTATGCTCTGCTGACGTTGCTTCAGCACTGACCATGGCTGGTGTTCTTGACTATACCCCTGCACTGAACGCTAACCTCCAGGTAGACGACACCGGCAATACTTTTGCCGGTACTCTAATGGGCAAGTTCCGCGTTTACATCGATCCATATGCTGCTAACCTGACCTCTGCTAACGCAACCCCAGGCAACCAGTACTATGTTGTCGGTTATAAGGGTTCTTCACCTTATGACGCTGGACTCTTCTATTGTCCTTATGTTCCTCTCCAAATGGTTCGTGCCGTTGGTGAGAACAGCTTCCAACCCAAAATTGGATTTAAGACCCGTTATGGAATGGTTGCAAACCCATTTGCTGAGGGCACTGATCAAGGTCT